AGAGAAAATAGTTGTTCTAGATAAAGAACTGTTAGCCGAATAGTACGTGCCAATACCTACTTCCCACTCTGTAGTCGTTTGACCAGCAATGGTGTAGTAAGTTGCGTTGCCATCTCCAATAACTGCAAAAGACTGATAGCCAGTCGCAGCATTTCCAAGGACAACAGTGCCAGTACCAGTTGTAGTGGTATTGACCTTTACACGATCCGCAAGAATAAGAGCCATTAGATTCTGTTACCTTTTTGCATATTCATTTTAGCTGGCAATAACTGTAAATTCCAAGGCACATGCAGACCGCATACATCTTTACCACGAATCGGTACGATATGGTCTACATGCCACTTCTGGCTGCTAGTTTCACTTAACTGCGCCGCTACCTTGTAAGTACATTGCATATTATAAAGCTGTTCTAGCGTTAACCATAGCGGTGTAGCTTTAGCTTTTTTGAGTTTATATCGTTTGCTTAATGCATTAGCAATGCCCCGATTGGTTTTACTCCAAAGACGTTGCTTGGCTTTGCGTTCTTCTGCGTTGGCTTGGTAGGCTAACTTAGCACGAGCTAAGTCTTGCTCTTTATACTTTGCATACCGTTCAGCATAAAAGTTTGGGCTGTTAGCAATACGTTTTGCGTGAGCTACTTTTAATCTGGCTTTACCCGCTTCATGGTTTTCATAATATTTTTTAAGCGAAGTTAAACTACGACAAACTTTGCAGTCGTTACGATAACCATCAGGCGAATCTTTACGTTTGTAAAACTCGCTTAGTGGCTTTTGAGCTTTGCAAGTTACGCAAAGCTTCACGATTACGCTATCCTGATAATTGCGTTTGTGGAATCCGCAGTAGGGAAGATAATAGTGAAGGTCCCATTTGTAGCAGTTTTATCTGCACCAAAAGCCAATGACGCAACCGCAGTATTTGCAGTACTGTTATAGATCAAAGCGCCGTTAGCAGTAATGTTTGCATTTGTCCATGAAGTATTTGCAAAAGACATGAATGCTACGTTACCTGTACTAGTTGGGCTTGTACTAATTGTCAATGTATTTCCGCCAGCAGTATAGTTAGATCCAGAGCTAGACACTTCGTTTAGCGTTGTGTAAGCAGTTGTTGCATTGCTTAATGTTGCTGAGCTTGTGTATAACGCCAGCTTGTAAACTGCTGTTGCGCCTGATGTTAAGTTTTGCTGACCGGCAAGGATTTGCACCTTGAACGAGTCTGCCATTGCTTGGGTAATTGCCATTTGTAACTCCTAAAAATTAAGTAACTTGAACACGAGCTTGACCATTACGATAAGCATCTTGGCGCTCAAGCCCATCTCCAAGACGTTTTAATTGGGCTAATGCTTCGCCGTATTTGCTATTATACGTGGCTAACATGTCTTGTTCACCCTTCATATAGGTGTAAGCTTCAACTAAAGTACCATAAAGCAATACAGGATCGTAGTTATCGCCAAGCCAAGATGTACCAGCAGTAACAATTGATGCTGGATAATAGTTGTAATGTAGTTCAGCGCCATAGGCTGCGTCTGGTGTCGGACCAAGAATGAATGTTAACTCGTTGGGGTCGTTCAATCTAGAACCGAATAAAGCGTAATATCGGGGTAAACCCGTAGCTGTTGGATCTGGGTATGCTTGACGGATAAAGTTTACGTCTTTGTTTAGTAAATACTCATAAGTACCATCTGCCTTAATAACCGCTAATGAATAACTAGACAAATAGTCATTAGGGCATGCTAAGTATTTACTAGTGCTAGAACAGTTGCCTGTAACGTTTTTACGCAAAGAAGGAAGTTGCACCGTATTGTAGATGCGCTCCTCCGCCTGCTGGATAAAAGTATTGATTTGCGTAGTTACATTAACCGTACTCGTATTACCACCAGACAGTTCTACATACGTATCAGGAAATATATTCTCTGTGTACGTCTGTACTTGCTGAAAAAGTTCTGCGTAATTCATTAGCCCATCGGCCCTCTGGAAGTAAAGCCTTTAGTAGCTGCGCCAGATCCACGTTGCTTCATGCCAGTAGTTTTAACATCATCACGATCTGGATCGCCTAAGCTAACACGAGCTGCTGGTTGACCTGGTTTAAAATCACCCGCTACTTGACGAGTTGGATCAGGTTTACGACTAACAGATAGCATCGCATCTTTTGCACTTAATACAGTGCCTTTCATGGTATGTGGCTCTGCGTATACAGAAGCATCTCCAATTTCTTTACCCATTACTTTTTTAGAAAATTTAGCCATGATTATCCCTGATTATTTGCACGAGCCATATTACGGCCAACAGCTTTCATTGCTGCGCCAGTAACGGTAGATGCACCTTTTTTGCCTTTGCCAGTTTGAATGGCTAAGGTTGGACCTGAATCACCAAGGTTTTTACCTTTGGTTTTGCCAGTTTTTGTTACGCCGTCTGCTGCTTTTTTGAATGTCATAATGACTCCTAAGTTGTACTAACCGATACTGTACCAATTTGTGTGTTACCTATCAAGTCATTTGGCGTTAAAGTATTGTCAAACAACCTTGCTCCTCCAACAGGATTCCAGCCCCATTGAAAAATCCTACTACCCATATCTGGGTTTCCTAGCCCGTCAGGACCAGTTCCGCCATTAATATCAATCTGCAAACCATTGGTACCAGACTGCCGATAACTTACATCAGGACGTGGATCCCGAACCGCCTGCGGATCGTTCACCGGATACATACCCAATTGTAACTGAGGTTGATCGGGGTTCCAACATGATCGACAAACTTTAATCTTGAACGGTTTGGTCTTTACAACCTCTGTTCTAAGCTCCGAAAGCTTATACCTAAAACCACATCGGTCACATTCCGCAATTGCGTACTTACCTGATGCAAATTGATTGGGCATATCTTACCTTGCGTAGAACATATTCCGAGGTACAAAACGGATTGGAGCTTTCTCTCTATCCTCCTCAGCCGCCAACCTAAATTGCTCCTCATAATCCATCTTTAACATTGGAATACGGTTCATATCTACATCAGGAAGCTTGGTGGATAGCTGATAAGCGAGTCCAGCAACCATGCAAGGAATAAAGCGGAAGGGAATATCTTGTACATATATGCCAGATCCAGCATCTTGGATACGGCGTAAGCGGTAATACACGAATGTATATTGGCTTCCAGGCGAGTTAGGCGTAGGCCATACGTTAATGCAAGGCAGGTTCTGTACGGTAACTGTAGCATTAGCTGTATGTGCTGCTGCAGTAGTACCATTTTGCCCACGGGCGCAGTTGATTAACTGATTTCCGTTAATGTTTGGATAGCTGATTGTCTCGTTATCAATCTTAATAAATCCAGAAGAAGTTAAACCGCTTGTGGAAGTTAGATCAATCGTTGTGGCAGTAGAGCTTATATTAGCGCTTAAAAGGGCGCCTGAGAGGTTTTCTTGACCTGACTGACGGTTGATGTACACCTGAATCGGACGGCCCTGTGTGAGCTTGTTTGGTATGCTCATATAGGTTGGCTCTGCAATACGGCTAATATTGATATCTATTTGGTTGGAAGTACCGTTATTTTGACGGATAACCATGTCCATTAAGTCAATAGTATCTGCTGGGTATGGATACATAGCCTGTCCTGTAACCATTGGAATAACGCCCTGTTCTACTGTCCAGAGGTTAATACCACGGTTAGCCCATTCAATAGTCAATAGGTTTAAAGAGCGACGGGCTGTTTTAAAGTCATAGCCAGTACGCAGCTCTTTGCCACATCTCTCGAATGCTTCTTCGATTAGATCGTTTACATCTAAGTTAAATGCGGTTGATCCAGAAGTACTCATATTTTCCTAAACGGTTTTACTTTTTCTTTAACACTTTTTGGTTGCGCTACGAACTGCTTACCCTTTGCTTTTCCTTCACGTTTAGCCCTAGTAGTTGCTGCATACTCTTTAGAGCTTAACGCTTCTATTGCCTTCTTAGGCAGGTATCTTTCGCCTGTCTCAGATGATTTTTTACCCGACTTGGTTGTCCATTTCTGGTCTCCCCAAGATTTTAAGCTCTGTTGCGGTTTTGCTAGCCCGCTCATTTATACCCACCACCAGCAGCTTTATACTTTTTAGCCACTAACTGCGCTTTACGAGCTGACCATTGACCTGCGCCAGTACCATGTGTTGCAGCGGCTTTAACCTGAGAAACAATCCGTTTACGTAAATTTGGTTTGGTGTAGTTGCCAGCAGCATTAACTTTGCCCCCTTCTTTATACTGAGTAAAGTCGGTATTATCCTTGCGTTCTTTTTTAACGCCTTTGCCCATCTTAGAAGGGTTGATATCGCCCATACCACGAGAAGGTCTCATGCTCTTGTCTTTCCACGAATAGCGCAACCATCAGCACGTTTTGAGGCTGTAGAAACTGAACCGCCAGACTTCATATTCTTAGTCAAAAACGCTTTCTCAACTATTGCTACACGTTGAGGTTTAGTGGTAACTTTACTAACAATTGCTTGACGCTCTGACTTAGTTTTATCCTTGTCATAAAAGCCAGCTTTTTGCATATCTGCTTTAGATACGCTACCGCCTTTTTTCATGCCTTTACCGCCAAGAGCTTTGGCTAAGCCAGAACCCTTGCGAGCTTGCTTGTCTAACATTGCCTGACCTTCTGCATTTTGCTCATCAGTACCAAGGATTTTATCCTTCATATATTGAGCGCTACGTTTGATTGGACCTAAAATAGCCTGACGATCAGCAGTATTTTCTTCAGTAGCAATACGGTCTGTTAACTCTTGCGGGAGTTCATCTTTAGATGGCATTATTAGCACATCCCGCCAGATTTCATCTTAACCATTGTGCCTTTGGTATGACCCTTAGTAACGCATCCGTCTGCACGGGTTACGCCGCCTTTAGCCATTTTATGCATTGATTTTTCGTGAGCTTTAACTTCTTGCTTAGCCACTTTTTTCATCATTGGCATATCTTCTTTAATGTCTGAATGTTTCACTTTTCCACCTTTTTTCATGTAGCCCATCTTGTTACGCACATCTGTGGGTAACTTAGCTAAGCCGGGATTGTTTTCCATATCTACTGGTTTCATAATTCCACCTTCTTTAAATTTCTTGCCTTTATCGGCGTTGTTAAAATCTTTACCTACTGACTGTGGTACTCCTACCTTCTTAGCAAATGCAGGATTATGCGCAATAGCTGCCATAAAATTGCGTTGCTTCTTGCTGGTGCTAGGCATTACTTACTGCTCCAATACCCAATAATTACACCAATAATTCCAGTAACAAGACTAATTCCACCACCAATTGCCATTAATGTTTTCCAACCACCCTTAGCTTCAGACAGGGTTTTTTCAATGTTTCGGAGAGTAGTTTTAATTTCAGACATCTCCTTTACCATTTTATCCATATCTTCCTGCAGATGTTCAATATTACTAGCGTGGGTTGCTAATTCTCTAGCAGTTTCAATTGCGTCAATACTCATTTTAACATTTCCATCGGGCTAGTGAAGCCGCTTTACGAGTAGGTTTACCCTTCTCATCTTTCATCGGTCCAGGCATACCAGACATACGTGCGCAGAAAGATTTCTTTCTTGCTCCACCTTCTGGTTGTGGCGCTTTTAAATTACTTCCTGTAGCTGCATTGTATTTAGCACGACCTTTGGCGGTAAGCCCAGCGCCCTTAGATACAGGCAACTTTTCACCACGACCAATCGCAAGGGAGGGGCCTTTCTTCTTAGCCATAAAATGTTGTAACTGAGGCGTTAGCTGGAAGCACGATATATACACCGTCATTAAAACGAATACCTTCACCTGGTATTAGTGTAGAAATAACAGCCGTATTTAAAGTAATGTTTAGCGTTAAGCGTTCTGTTCCAGTGGCGGAATTAGCAGCCGTGTCCCAAAACTGAACTTCACCTGCAGTACCGCCAGGTGCTAGTTGATAGGCTTTTACACGAACAGGACCCGTAATAGCTTGTACGTTTGCATCCGCATGGACCATTTTTACGTCATATTGCATACCCATAATTAATCTCCTAAAGATTTAAGCGGGGGACGAATCCCCCTAGATTAATTAAACGTTTTGCTGACCGTTGTCCGCAACGTAGTAAATGATGTCGCCAGTAATTGCACCAGCATTTGCACCAGCAGAACCTTGAGCGCTAGTAACAACGATCAAGTTAGTAGCGTTAGCTACGTTGCCCATTGATGCGCCACCAGTTGCAACAGTAAATACTATGCGAGCTGCTACGTTTCCACCAGATAAAAATGCGTTTGGAACGTTTGTGCCAAGAGTACCAGTTTGACCAGGACCTACGCCAACTAGTGGGGTAAACCCTATGTTAGCGGAAGAGTTTCCACCAGCAGCACCAGAAATAATAACTTCAGTAACAACTGCGTTAGCTGGAAGAATAAGGGCTGGAGCGCCAGTAGCCGAAGAAATGACTACATTAGAGGTTGCTGCAGTGTTAGCAATATAGAACTGAGCAGCCATAACCATGGAGCCAGCATAAGCGGTGCGAGTTGAATCGCCACCTGTTGAACGCCATAAAGACGAGGTAGTAGCTAAAGTCATAACAAATTTTCCTTGCATATAAGATCAGCTTATCAATCAATATGCTGTCTGCCGGGACAGTTTGATAAGCCGGTTTTCCCCGGTTTCTACGATATTACTACATTTCAAAATAAGTGCAAGCTTTATAAAGAAAAACCCCACCGGGTAAGGTGGGGCTTTCTTGTAGCTGGGGGGCTTTGATTAAGCGCCAGCAGAGCCAAACATTCCTAATGGATCCGAGAATCCAAAAGAATAACGCTCACGAGACTTGTAACGAACGTTACCAGTATCGAAGTCGCCGTCCATACTGTTGTTCAAAGGAGTACGAATAAAATGCTTCATACCATTTGGAACATCAGTAGTCAGGAACCAAGCATTGGTATCGGTCAAGAAGTGGTTAACGCAGTAACCTTCAGAGACAGAACCGTTGTTCTTGATAGCGTTGATATCGTTATCGTTTGTACCAACACGCAATTCAGTTTCGAGCAAACGAGTTGACACGAACTGTAATGCTGGTGGAACAACCAATTTCTTAGGCTTAGCAGCGATCAAGAGACCACGCTCATCTGTCCAAGCAGCGATTTGAATTACAGCGGCTTCTAAAGAAGTCTCATTCAAGTCAGCAGGAGTAGATGGAACGTTGCTGTTTGTACCGCCAGATACCAATGGGTGTGATGCGCTGAAGAGTGGAACGCCGTCGCCACCGTTGTAACCAGTGGTGAAGCCGTTATTCAATACA